AGATCAGGGCGCAGCGGCAAGGGCTGTCGAACAAGCTAGAAATCAAATGACTAATTTAGAACAATCATTGGGACGCGGTGGCGATCAAGGTGGTGCTGCTCGCACTAATGTAACCGTAAATGTTGCAGGTAGTGTAATCAGCAATAAAGATTTAGCCGATACAATTCGCATGCAATTGGTTGATTCCTCAGCTTCTGGTTCTTTCTCAAGTATTGGACGAGTAAGAGATTACAACTAATGGCTTTACCAGTAACGCTTAAGGTAATTTTAGACTTTAGTTCAGGTGCAACTTTTGGCTATCCAATGGTTTTGGGAAGTGGCATTTTAGGTCAAGACATTTTGAGTATTGAAGGTAGTGCAAGTTTAATTGCAGATTTAACAAGCGTAACAAGACAAATAAACATTACTCGAGGTCGCAGTGTTGGACGCGATACCTACGAAGCTGGCACAGCCATTATCACTGTTTACGATAATAACGGCAACTTTAACCCACAAAACACTTCTAGTCCCTATTACCCTTATGTAACACCTTTAAGAAAAATAAGGGTTTCAGCTGTTTATAGTGGAACTGAGTATTTCCTTTATAGCGGTTATGTTCAAAATTACGCTTACAGGTATGACCAAGCTGAAAATGTAGGTTATACAGATATTTATTGCAGCGACGCTTTTAGATTGTTTAACCTTGCAGTTATTAACACAATTACTGGTTCAGCCGCTGGACAAGATATTGGAACTCGCATAGGCAAGATTTTAGACACAGTGGAGTTTCCAACAGGCATGAGGTTAATTGATACAGGTAATTCAACTGCTCAAGCTGATACAGGGTTAACAAGAACCTCTTTAGCAGCTATTCAAGCTGCTGAGTTTTCGGAACAAGGCGCTGTTTATGTTAATGCTGAGGGCAGTGTAGTTTTTAAGAATAGGACTAACACAATTGCGGCTTCAGGAAACACCCCAATTTCTTTTAATCAAACAGGCGGGATTCCTTACAAAAACATAAAACTAGCTTTTGATGACAAACTAATTTTAAATGTGGGTAAGTTCAAGCGTGTTGGTGGTACTGAGCAGGTCTATACAGACGCGGCAAGTGTGGCTACCTACTTTCCTCATACACTTACAGCTGAGAATTTAATCCTTGAAACCGACGCTGAAGTGTTAAATGCCGCCGCTTTATTCATAGCCTCAAGAGCGTCAACCACCATAAGAATTGATGAAATGGTTATTGATATGTTGGATACAAATGTTCCGACTGCAACCATTTTAGACATTGATTATTTTACAAATGCCTTAATTAGCAACATTCAACCCGACGGTTCAACAATTACCAAAAACCTATCAATCCAAGGGGTTAGGTGGGATATAACCCCCAACTCTATGCTGGCAACATTTTTAACTACCGAACCTTTATCCGACGGATTTATTTTGGATAATGCAACCTATGGCGTGTTAAATGACGATATACTTAGCTACTAAACAAGGAGAATAATGGCAAAACAGACCTTTACAACAGGGCAGGTATTAACAGCCGCCCAAATGACAAGTTTACAGCAGACTGCAATGGGTGGTGGTGCCGCATCTGCTAAAACTGCAAGTTATACATTAGTGGCTGCCGATGCTGGTACAGCGATTTCAATGAACAGCGCAAGTGCTACCACGATTACAGTTAACACAGCATTATTTGCTGCTGGAGATACAGTTGATATAGTTAATTTAGGTGCTGGAGTTTGCACAATTACAGCTGGCACAGCAACAGTAAACACAGCCTCATCATTGGCATTAGCACAATATGAGGCTGGCACATTAGATTTTGACACCACTTCTTCTGCAATATTTATTAAAGGTGCTGGCGCAGTAGCATCGGGCGGTGGAATGACTTTATTGTCAACAACAACCTTAACAGGCGCAACAACAACTATTTCAAGCATAAGTGGTTCATATAACTCTTTGGTTGCAGTAATCTTTGGTGTAACAAATGCAACCGCAGATGGCGATTTTAGAATTGCTCCAAATGGAACAACAAACATTACAAATCAACAACAAACAAGTACAAGTACTACATTAACAACAAATACTAGTGATTATCTAAAATTTAGCACGGCTTCATTAAGCCCATTACGAACTAGCACAAATAATGCTTGGAAGTTAGAAATATCAAACTACGCAAGTGCAACTTCCGTAAAACCTTTTTCAGTAAATGGCGGTTTTGATCAAACTTCTGGAAATGTGGGATTCTTGTCAAGTGGATATATTAAAACTACATCAGCAATAACTTCTTTAGTATTTTCTAATTCTGGTGGCAATTTATCAACAGGCACAGTTCTACTATATGGGGTGAAATAATGAGCAAACCAACAATAAGAATACATAATATAGAAACAGATGAAGTTATTGATCGCGAAATGAACGATGCAGAGTTTGCTCAGTATGAAGCAGACCAAGCAACACAGGCAATTGCTAAAGTTGAAGCGGTAGCCAAGGCAACAACTAAGGCTGATTTATTAACAAAACTTGGTATTACCGCCGAGGAAGCCGCTTTACTTCTTTCATAATGAAACCGTGGTTATCAAAGGCTGCGGTACAACTGCGCGAACAAATTGATGATTCATACTCAGAGCGTTTGCGTGGCAATGCCGAGGGGTGGATTGCTGATCTGCGTCATCAACAAGCAGGTAAATCAGACCACATACCTGACCCAAAAGCAGGATTTGTTGTTAGGGCAATTGATGTTGACGCTCGCCTTTCTGACAACAGAGGGGATTCAGCTTATTTGGCAGATCAAATTAGACAGTATGGCAAGAATTACGGACGCATATCTTATGTAATTCACTTAGGCAAAATTGCTTCACCTGTACTTGGTTGGCGTTGGAGAACCTATAAAGGTTTTTCACCTCACAATCACCACATACATATCAGCTTTAAAAAAGATCAAGATAACAATTCAGAGTTTTTTAACATACCACTCCTAGGGGGAAGCAATGAATAAGAAAGTTCTAGCAATAATTGAGTCATACGGTCGAAGCGCATTTGTTTGCCTTGCAACCATTTATGTAACAGACACTTCAGGTTCTTTTCAAGACATTTGGAAAGCATTTTTAGTAGCTTGGGCAGCACCTTTATTACGCGCCATGAATCCTAATGACGCAGCGTTTGGTCTAGGCAGTAAAGAATAATGACAGCCCTTGAGTGGGCTGGCTTTGCAGCTGGAATTACTACCACATTAATAGGTTTGCTTGCTGGCTTACGCTGGCTAGTAAAAGGTTGGTTAAACGAACTTCGCCCCAATGGAGGGTCAAGCATGAAAGATCAACTTACTTCATTACAAAAAGAAACGACACGCCTTTCTGATCGGATAGATGAACTCTTTATTTTCATTAGTAGGAAGTAAACTTAAGACATGGCTAACACTCGCAAGCGCAAAAAGATTAATCGTAGGGTTGTTCGCAGGTCGCCCGAACCTTTATCTAAGCTTGATGTTTTTATGATTACAAAACATGAGATTTACAAAGCTGCTAAAAAGGCTGGATTCAGCAATGAAGTAGCTTGGTTTTTTATGCAAGAACCTCACGCGTTGCCTGATTGGGTAAGCAACGACAGCCCCGACGCTTTGATTCCAAGGGTTGACCCAACCGAGGACGAGGACGAGTAAAGTTAAGCGCGTCGCGTTCACGCCCGACCTACAAGCTCCATTTGTAAATGAGGCGGCAGTAAAAGTATTTGGAAAGTTCTTACGGAAATGGCAACCTCACCAAAATATCTGTATTGGTGATGAGATTGATTTACCTTACCTTGGTAGTTTTTCAAGGGGTAGCATTGATGAGTTTAAAGGCAACATTGATGATGACAGAAAATACACTCAAGATATTCTTGAGTACCTTGGCGTTACAGATGTACTAGGAAGTAACCATGGAATCAGACTTTATAGATCAATTAAAAAACAGCTTCCCTCATTGCTTAATCTGCCTGAGTTGCGCTACGAACGATTTATGCAATACGACAAGATTGGTATTAAGTTTCACCCATACGGACTTAACTGGGCGCATGGTTGGACGGCAATTCATGGCGACTCAGTACCACTCAGTAACTTAGCGGGTCAATCGGCTCTTGGGGCAGCAAAACGCATGGGCGTTTCAGTTATGATGGGGCATACGCACAGGCTTGGTCTGTCATGCCACACAGAAGCTTTTAATG